TAACAGAAAACATGACGAGGAACAACAAAAGACTGCAGATGTAGCAGAAGCTTTAGCTGGAGTACGGGCTATGCCTGCTTATCGTCAGCAAAGCGTTGAGATACAGGGTCAATTAAATCAAAAAATTACAGATGTGCATGACGAAATGAATAATAAGTTTGATGAGCTTACGAAGAAGTTTGATGCTGTAATGGACAGACTTAATGCCATGGACGCAGAGAACAAAAAGCGAGCTAGAAATCGTATAAGAGAAGAATTAATGCGTGGACATCGTATGTTCACAGATCCGATAAAGAATCCAATGAAGGCTTGGTCGTCCTTAGAACATGATAGCTGGTTTGCACTATATGAGGATTATTTAGATTGCAAAGGAAATGGGGACATGCAATATCGCATTTGCCCTGAGATGAACAATCTTGATATAATTCATATGGATGATACGGAAAAATTATACGAACTAATGCATAGTAGAAAACTATAAAATTGGTGTTAAATAAATTTAGGAGAGCTTTTGCTCTCCTATTTTTTTACGTTTTTTAAATAGCTTTCTATAATGTTAATCAACCAAGAATTAGTTGTTTTAAATCCTTCTGCGACCACAGCTTTTTCAATTTGAAAGTGTAAGCTTTCAGGTATACGTAAAGTATATACTTTTTTCTTTTCTTTTTCTATATTACTCGCCTCCCCCTTTTTTATTATAGTATGACTTCACTTTTTTATCAAATGACTGCATAAAATTATTTGAATGGCTAATAATATAAATACCATTTTTTCATCATGTTATTTCCAAAATTATAGGAGCCACCATAACGGCAGCTCCTATTTTTTATTTAATACCAAATTCTTCGCATGCAATTTTCATAGCCTCCTTAAGTCGTCCATGCTTGCCTTCTGTAAGTTCGTAGATTCTTTGTGTTATTGGATCATTTTCACGAAACTCTTCGCTGTTTAGATATTCTATAATTTCTTTATATATAGCTTCTTTTCTTTTTTGTCCGACTTTTCTCCTTGTGTTATTTGTCATATTACCATCTCCTTATATTATTTTATACGTTTAATCCACTTACATATTTTTAATAGCCCCATAAATGTTACATTGAATGTACATCTATATCCCTGGATGTACCCTTCAGTGTATAAATTAAATAACATATATGCATCATCTTTTGTGCCAACTACATAGTTTTTATCACGTGCCCTTGGTGTTCTAACTATAATGCCTGCGCTTTCAAGCTTATTAATGATCGGCATGAATACACTATAGTATCCTTCTTTGTATCCTTTGGAAGCAACCTTCTTGTGCAGATCTCCAAAGTGAAATTCCTTCATTTCAAACATTGTATCTATTATTGCTTTCTTATATATGTCTATGGATCCTAGGCTAATATCTATATGACCACTCATTACTTCATTTAAATTACCATTCATATAAATATCTATGCCACCATTATAATTGACAACAATTCTTTCCACAAGTAGTTTTAATTGTTTAACAGTGAGTGTGTCACTTGTAATGATTTCATCAAATAACAATAATGCTTTATTTAGTCCACTTCGTACTTCTTTGCTCGATTGAGAAACGCTCTGTTGTTCATCAATTTGAGTTTTTAAAGATTGAATATAATTTGATTTATCATTGATTGCTTGTTGATAAGTTTCCTCAAGTATATCTTTCATGGCTGGATTTTTTATAATGTCTTTTACTTTTTGCTCCATTAGCATTTTTAGTTCATTTGTTGTTTTATCTAGCTCTTTTTGCAATGCACCTATTGAGTTAATAGCATTTACATCGCACACTTGTTTTAATTCTTTTTGAATGATATTGTCTAGATTTTCAATTGCGCCCTTTAAACTGTGCCTACACTGTCTTAGGTACACTTTAACAAACTCAATTAATTCATCTTCATAGACTCTATTATGATTACAATAATTTGCCCCATATGAATTATATGTTGAGCATACATAATATCTTCTTTTATTCACACCGCTTCTTGGAGTTAACGGTCTACCGCAGTCACCACAGAATATTAATCCAGTAAAGATATTAACGTGCTTTCTTACACCCTTATGATGTTTAGTGGCTCTTTCTTCTTTAACTTTTTGTGCCAGATAGAATGTTTCTTTATCTATGATTGCTTCATGATGATCTGGGAATATAAGATTTTCACTCTTGTCCCTTTTAACATTTTTACCATGGATGCCTATTACTTGCATTTTTCTTTGCACTAATGTGCCTATGTAGAACTCATTGCTTATAATTCGTTTTATGTGGGTGGAAGACCATAATTCTGAAGTGGCTCTTTTACTTGGCTCCAATCCATTTTCCTCTCTTATTCTTGCTAATGCTTGTGTTGGAGTTGGCACTCCTTCGTCATTTAACATTCTTGCAATGTTCATACCGCCATACCCATTAACATACAAGTCGAATATTTTTTTAACATATACGCTTGTTATTGGGTCAATTTCAAAAGTATGTTTTTTTCCATATATTCTTCTGTATCCATATGGCACATTACTACTAACCCATTTACCTTCTTTTTGCTTTGAGTGTATTACTGCACGAACTTTTTTGCTTGTATCTTTAACAAGCTTTTCATTTGCCCATGTTGTTATACCAAGCATGGAATCATCGTCTTTTAGGTTGTTATAATTATCACCTATACTAATTAATTCAACTTGTCTTTGAATTAAATCTTCATTGAATAATTGCACTCTAGCATTATGTCTACCCAATCTTGATAAATCTTTTACTATGACACCTTCAACCAAACCATCGTCAATATCTTGTTTTAGTCTGTCAAATGATGGTCTGTTCCAAAGGTATCCACTCACACCGTCATCAACATAAAATTCAGTGATTTCATATCCATGCTCATTGGCATATTGTAAAATAATTTTTCTCTGATTGGCGATTGACATAGATTCGAAATTGCAATTATCATCTTCACTTAATCTTACATATGCAACTCTTTGATTTGACATTGACGTACCTCCTATGTTATTTCTATGTACCTTAAATGTATTATAACATAGGACATAAAATTTTGTAAATACAAAATTAAGAATTGTATTTATTTTTAATTAGTTCTCTGATAATTTCTAGAATATCTTTATTCCCGCCAATAAAATTAACTACTCTATACTCGTTTTCAATTATATTATAACTTTTAGTATCGTTTGCTGATTTATGTATGTAAAATGTTCTTTTTTCCATATTTGTCTCCTATATAAAAAAATAGCGGTGATATTACTACCACCGCTATGTAATTTTAATTAATTGCATCTGTACAAATATCGCTTACATCAGTATAAGCTTTTGCTGTACTAAGCACACAATCCGCTTCTTCCATACAACTATCATATGTGGCTTTTATATCTAAGCCATCCAAAGTGCAAGACTTAGTTGCACATGCAGCTGCTGTTACAGTACTATATAGCGCATCAGTACCTCTTACAGAGTAATCATAATTTAATGAGTAATCTCTTTTAATGCCAATACTTTCTGCTTCCTTGACCGCATCCATATTTGCACCTAAGAACATAAAGTTCCAACCATGACCATTGGTTTGATGCTTAATTATCTTTTCAATCTGCGCTTTTGTAAACTTGCGACTAGAGTTTTCTTCGCCATCAGTTGTAATTACAAATAGAACATTATCAGGTTTGTTTTCACCAAGCTCATCATGTCTATCTTGAACACGATTGATAATTTCACCAATTGCGTCAAGCATTGCTGTGCCACCATATGCCATGTAATCTTTAGTAGTCATTGGATTCACTTCATACACATCAACACCATCATGTAGGATCTTCCATGAAGTATCAAACAAAACTGTTGTTAGTGTAGTTTTAGTATCATCTTTCTGGCTCTCAACAAAACCATTAAAACCTTCAATAGTGTCATTTGTAAGGCTGCTCATTGAACCGCTCTTATCAATTACAAAAATAATCTCTGTGCTTTTCATTGTACTTTCCTCCTATTTATTACTTGCCTGTACTTCCAAAGCCGCCAGATCCTCTATCGGTTTCTTCAAGAGATTCCGCTTCTTCAAACTGTGCATCAAGACATGGTACAAAAATAAGCTGTGCAATTCTATCGCCATTTTTGATGCGTCTTGCTACATGAGAATCATTATGCAGAGGCACAATGTATTCACCAGTATAATCTGCATCACAAACACCAA